CATCTGCGCGTTCAAATCCCCGATTACCAAGAGCATCCCCTCATTGTTGACCACGGCCAACAGCGGGTGCGGTTTACTTGATGAAGGGAATCTCGTCATCATCCGCTGGCTTCTTTGCAGGGACAGCCTTCAACTTGCCAGCAATCCAGCCGTCGTTCTTCTGATAGCCGTTCAGATAGTATTCGGTGCCGCCAACGACGACTTTCCCCGACCAATCCGATTGCCATTCCTCGGTCTTCTCTGACCGCTTGTCGTTGAGGCTGAACGTCATGTCGTCCTTGCCGTGCATAACCTTTGGCTTGTCGTTCATTAGCTTTTTGCTCCTTGCATGATTGCTTTCTGTCGGTTTGAGAAAATCGCTTGTTTTTCATCGGGCATCTGTGCGCCGCCCATATCGTTGAACATGCGCTTGAGGGCCGTCAGATCGTCCACAGCGGCCAACTCTGCCACTAATGGGTCTTCCTGCGGCTCTACGCTCTCAACAATGGAAGAAAAAGCCCGTGAGGCAGGTTGCAGTCCATCCTCACGGGAGTGGCCCGCATCGTCAGTTAGGGAGACCTTAGCTGGCGTTGTCACAGCGGGCTTCGAGGAAACTTCTTTCGGTGCGTCGTGCAGCAAGCCATTTGACTCGCCGTCATCATCTGTGTCTTCGACGCCTTTTTCGGTGCCAAACATTGAGGCGAGGGCGTACCGCTTGGCGTAGGTGATTGCACCGCCAATCTTCTGGCTGTTGGTCTTGTCATCGACAAAGATAGGATAGCGAGACATACGAGCTTCACCGCTCTTGTGCATCATCACGGTACGCACAAACATAGTGTCGCCTTCAAAGTCCACCTCTTGTGTGAAGGTCAGGCCATATTTGTTTGCCTCTTTGACATTGTTGATGACAGCGCCGATAGATGCGTACTGACTGCGATTACCCTTCTTATCGGCCTCAAACCCGCCGGTTGCAGCCTGATACTCACAAAGCGCCTTTGCTAGCTCACTCATTCTTGTCTGCTTCCTCTGCCATTATGCGTTTCGCCCCATTGCTAGAAACGCGCACACTGATGCCTGCGCCGGATGCTGTAGAAGCATCGCGCGGTATCATCGACTTGATCTGCTTATCTGCCTGCTTGAAGCTGTCAGCCGCGCCCTTGGTTTGCAGCCATTGGTCTGCGTGCCGCTTCCATGCCTGTTGCTGGGCAGGGGCCACGTCCTTCTCCATGTCATAGGGCTGGCGCTCCTCGACAGGCACGGGCGGCTCATCGGAAAAGTCTATGAAGGGCATCTCGCCCTTCTTCACGCCTTGCATGAACGTGCGGCCAAGCTCGACCAGATGATCCGTGTATGACTGTTTAAGCTCAATGAGATGCGTTGTGGGTGGGTTGGCACCGCGAATGATGGAGAGAACACCGCGCTCAATGCGACGGCCTTCTATCTCCCCCAGGATGCGGGCACCCCAATGCAGTTGCGGAGTATTATACCGCACGATGCGCGGCAGCACGTCAGACCATTCTTCGTTCTCGAAAGGACGGCCAGCAGTCCACTTGGCATCAACTATGATACGGCCACCAAGATAGGTAGCGCCATCTAGTGTCGCCGCCATCCAAGGCTCTGAAGGAGAGCGCACGACACGCTGATAGCTGTCGATCTTGACGCCGTTCTTCTGTTGAAATGTGTGGAGATTTAGTATTTCGGTGCATTGACCGAATTGTATAGGCCACTTGCCTGACAGGTCTTCCGGCTCTACCTCGCCGGTCTTTTCCTTAAACAGACGGTTTATACGCTTATAGTCGCCACTAGCCAGTATATTGATGCAACTACCACGCAGAGTAGAGCGGCGTTCTGCTAACCGCTCTGGCGTGAGGCGATGAGATGCCACGAAATCCGGCAACCCATCGCTACGGTCATTGTCTTGAAGCTGGTGTACATCTGACATAAACTCGCTTATATCTAACTAAACGCATTGTGTAAAGGTCTATAAGCAAAGTTAAACGTATTTTATTGCCCTGACAGGATGTACACTTTCGAGTTGATCTATTTCAATCGTGAATTTTTCAGCAGGATCAAAGCGTTCAAAAGTCCACGAATTAGCATCTTTAGCTACAAGCTGGACTATATCACGAAGGTCCGATCCTTTTTGAGCAACTAAAACAAGATCACCATTTTTAGTTACATGAGACGGGTCCACATACAGTGTATCTCCGCCTTGGCAACGCGGATTCATGCTGTCATTCGGCATGACTACGGCATATGCCTCTTTTATACCTTCTAAGTCTTGCGGTTTGAGAATCATCTTTTGAGCCTCGTCTGTCCACCGCAGTTGTTTGCCGAATCCCGGTCTTCCATACACGGGCAGGCGGCTGTCGCTTAAAACTGCGTCTACATTTCTCAATTCCGCAGGAGCGGGGGCTTCAAACACTTCATCTTCTGTGACATTGAAGGTCTTACATATTGCCTCAATGTGATGCCCTATCTGCCTACGGCCTAGTTCCATCCGGCCATACTCTGGTTGGCTGACGCCTACCTGTTTAGCCGCCTCTTTCTGCGAAATACGCGCTTTAGCTCGTATCGCAGCTAGATTGTTTGGGTAATCCATGTTTCAGCCCCGTCTCGCTTTCCCACGCTTTTTGTTCGCTCCAACAGCCAAAGTCATAAGGCAATCCATTTGATCTACAGCCGACAAATACACGTTTTAGGACTGGCGGCCCCATTGGTGCATTTATCAAAACATCGCGCCAATTGATTGCCGTGAAACTGGGTGGGGCGGTAGCCCAATCGTTTTGTTGGTTTATATGTTCGCAGCGCATTTTTTACCTACCTTTGTATGGTGTCGTCAACTACAAGTTAAAAGATATGATAATGATTCTCAAAACGCTTGCAAGAACTTTTTATAACTAATAGTTTATGCCTATCGAAAGGCATAGACATGACACTGCATCAATATCTTACAGAAAAAGACATATCTATCGCCGCCTTTGGGCGCGATCTTGGCGTGAGCAATACGTCGGTGTGGAAGTGGGTGCATCGCATCAGCTTGCCCAGCGGCGCTCACATGATTGCCATCCACAAGATGACCGACGGTGCCGTCACAAGCGCAGATTGGAGCTTGGAAGATGGGCAAGTCTCAGCGTGACAAGGGCTATCGCGTCGAGAACGAGACGCGCAAAAAGCTAGAGGCCCACGGGCTGGATGCCTACCGGGTGCCGTTAAGCGGCGGTGCGTCCATCAAGGGCGACGTGGTGATCCGCAAGGGTGATCCGCTGCCAGCCGACGAGTGGACCCTAGAGATCAAAGCGCGCGCAAACGGTTTCAAGCAAATCTACAAGTGGCTGGAAGAAGCCGACGCACTTGTCCTCAAAGCAGACAGGCAGAAGGAGCTTGTCGTTCTGGACATGGACGACTTTTGCTTCTTGCTTCGCGGGCAGAAAAGTGAATAGGGGCAAAATCCAGAACCAATATCCGGTGATTATCCGCATCTCGCGTTTCGCCAACGTCTGGGAAGAGGTGCAGGAGTGCCCAGAGTGCCACGGCGAGTGCATGGCAACACTTGAGGTGCCGGTGATCGACCATATGCACGGCGGATTCCTCACAGAACGCGACGGCGAGTGCCCGACATGCGAGGGCAGGGGATGGATTGAGCTAGAGGAGCCGGAAGATGACACAAGTTGTAACTTAGGGAGAAAAAAATGAACGCATACAAGTATTCAATTGCTTATGTAGTCTGCATTTTAGCCGTGAATATCGGCTTCGTTTATGTGCCGCCAATCCCGCTTCTTGGTGAAATGTGGCCACCCATGTCCCTGTTGGTTGGCTTGATCTTCGTGCTGCGGGACTTCAGTCAGCGTGAGATAGGCCACCGAGTCATCGGCGCAATGCTGATTGGTGCGTTATTAAGTTACTATTTAGCCGATCCGTTTGTTGCTGTGGCCTCCGTAACCGCTTTTCTAATCAGCGAAACCGCTGACTGGCTGGTTTACAGTTTATCCAAGCGGCCGCTGCATCAACGCATCGTGATTTCATCTGCAATCGGTACACCATTAGATAGCGCCGTGTTCCTAGCGATGATCGGATATTTCAGCGTTGGTGGCGTAGTGCTTATGACGATCAGTAAAATGATCGGCGCTTTCGTGGTGATGTACTTGCTTCGGAGGCGCAACCATGAAGCACCAGTATAAACTGAGTTTCATCTCTGCGTGTCCAATTGATGGAGAAGAGATCCACTATGATCTGACGTTGACAACCAAAATAACGATAATGGCGGAAGAAATCGTGGGATGTGCGGCAAATGAAGGCAAGCCCGCGTTGCAAGAAGAATTAGCTGAAAAGTTTGCATCACGATTCCTTCACGCCTCGGGTCGGCTTGAAGGCACACACCAAGCTATCAACATCGTTTCGTCTTGGAAGGCAATTCGGTGATTCACTATCACGGCACGCCGCTGACGCCACGCAGGGAGCTTCTAGCTATGGCCGGAAAGCATTTCTGCGTGTCGTTTGCTCGACCGGATGATGCAGATGTTTGTTTGCAAATCGGGCAGAGCATCATGTGGGACAACGGTGCCTTCACCAGCTTCAGGCAGGGCGTTCAGTTTGACCGCAACGCTTATTACGCTTGGCTGGAGCCACGTCTAGGTCATCCGCATTGGGCAGTGATACCTGACGTTATTGACGGCCCCGTGGAGCAACAGAAAGCTTTGCTGGCTGAATGGCCGTATCCAAACGAGCTGGCAGCGCCGGTGTGGCATATGGGCCTGCCAATAGATTATTTGCTTTTCCTTTGCGACCGTTACCCAAAAGTCTGCTTTGGAAGCTCTGGAAAATATTGGCAGGTTGAAAGCGAAGCTTGGTGTTTCCAAGCCGATAAAGCCTTCAATGCGCTTGCCAAAAATCATAGGTTTCTGCCGCATATTCACATGTTGAGAGGCTTGTCTCTTACAGGAAAGCGTTGGCCGTTTGCATCGGCAGATAGCGTCAACGTCGCAAGAAATTTCAAAGATCGTGGTGCCACCGCAGAAGCGATGGCGAGGCGCTTAGACGCAATCCAAACCCCTTTGCGTTGGCAAAAACAGCCAGAAATGCAGGAGTTGGCGCTATGACTGACAAGCTCATAATCCGAAGCGCGCTCACGGAAAATTACACCGTCATCCCCAACGCTTTGCTCAATGACACCGAAATTTCGGGCGAGTGCCTTGCCATGATGGTGTATCTGCTATCGAAGCCAACCGATTGGCAGCTATCGGTCAAAAATCTGATGAAACGCTTCGGCTGGGGCAGGGACAAAACCTATCAAGCCATCGCCGGTTTGATCGAACGTGGCTATGTCATCAAAAATGCACATCGAAACGGGGGAAAATTCAACTCCTACACCTACTTTGTCTATGATACGCCTCAAATTTCACCACTTCCTGAAAAACCGGATACGGAAAAACCGGATACGGTAAATCAGTACACTACAAAAGAAAGAGACTATTCTAGTAGTGTCTTACAAAGAACAGATTCAAACAAAAGCGATTGCGAGATGTTTGAAAAGTTCTGGGGATTGGTCGCTCACAAGCAGGCGAAACCGCAGTGCAAGATCAAGTTCAACCGTGCTGCCAAGACGACAGATCCCGAAACCATCATCAATGCCTATCAAGGGCAACTCACCGAACATCGAAGCAAAGGAAAAGGCGATGAATATTTCCGCCGCCCGCTGACATGGCTCAATCAGGAAGGGTGGCTTGATCCCTTTGAAGCAAAGGATATCGCGGACACGCGTGCCTCAAGAGCCAAGGGGCGCATCCGAAACTGGCAAAATACTGGTTACTGGCACGACAATTGGGGCTTTCCACCGGACCATCCTGGGGCAATGCAGGAAATCAAAGAGGCTTTGAGGGATATGGAGCATGGCGAAAAAAAGCAAAGCAAAGGTCTTTGACAACGCGGACGTGCTGCCAACACCCGAAAGGGGACAGCACAACCAGATTGAAACGCTGGAAACAAGGAAAGCGGGAAAGCTGGTACGCCGCGTGGTCGATGGCACAAGCTTGGATTATTACCGGCGGCACGGCACAATCACGCTCGACCAGTACGACGCCGGGATGCGCCTATATGCACTATGGCGGCAAGCTGGCTTAGAGCAAGGAATCACGTCCCGCCTGTCTGACATGCCAGCCGGATCGGGTGACAGCATGGCATCGGAAAGGGCGGCCCATGCCTTCACAGACTTGAAGAAGCTGCATCGGGAAATGGGTGGCCACCTTTATGCCATCGCGGCAGACATTGCCTGCCATAACCTGATGGCGACGGAATGGGCGGAAAGGAATGGAAAAAGCAAACGAGCCGCACCGGACCTAATGCGACTCGCCTTAGATGCGTTGGTTGATGCGTTCAAGCGTCTATGAACAGCATTTCGCGGAACACTTGCGCCGAATGTTGCGCCGCAATAAGACAAGCCAGCGCGGCGTCTCTTTCAACGTCGGCGGTCGATTCCACGCAGTCAAAAGCTGTCTTCAACAGCAATTCAAGCCGGATAAATTCAGATTGTAGGGATTCAATGTCAATGTCAGTCATTGCTATGCCTTTCGTTTGCCACTGCAAGATGGCGGGTTGATGCCAAAGCCTTGCATGACCGAAAAGGCAATCGGCGGGGACTACCCCACTCCGACACCAACCCATAAAAAAACACCCATTGAGGGCGTCTATGGACGCCTTTTCCGACCTGCAAGAGCCGCGCCGGTTTTTTGCCGACGTCCATAGAATAGTTATCGTGATTCCCGTGTCAAGCGGCTTTAGTGGGAAATTGGTGATACATTTTCCAAAAAGCCGTGTTTAGCTTGTCAATGTCTGACAAATAAAGATCGTGACATTCATTGAGCATACTTAGAACGCCTTCCACGGTAGTTTGCATTTGCCTGATTGCTTGCTGTTGTTCTTCTGTTAGATTTTCAAAGCTGTCCAACAGCGCCTTTTGTTGAGCTTCTCTTTCAGCTTTCCACTGTTCGGGCGTTTTCTGTTCGGTCATGTCGTCACCTCGTTAAATTTGTCCAGAGCCTGTTGGCGGAATGGCGACCAGTAAATCGTTTGCCACTTGTCGATATTCCCGCGCCATTCTTGAACATGCCACGTTGTTTTGGTTTGCGCTGATAAAGCGCCGCTGGTCGGGTGGGGAATCCATCCGGTTGTGAAGCGATATTTGCCGACAATCTTTTCCATTACGCCACCTCATTCCGACGTTCTGCCGTCGCAGTGATGTTGATGATCAGAAACACCTCGGGCGGACATTCGCACCCGTATTGATCGAAAACCTGTTCCGACCATTCACCGTTTTCCGTTAGCCCACATTCACAATCTTGTTCTTTGTTTGTGGGCTGGATGCCGTAGGTGATGCCGACTAGATCGTCGGGCCTTGCGTGGTGTTTCAGCTTGGAGATGCTCACCCGCTTGTCGCCGCGTTTGGTCTTATAGAAGTTGATCGCGGTTTCTGTACCGTCGGGGAGCGTTGCAGCACGGGTGATCTTCTCACCCGCACCAATGTTTTGATAGTCAATGCCACAAAGCAAAGCTAATCTGCGGACGCTTTCGTTTGCGTCTATGATATGCTTTTCAAGCATTGTCCTTGTGAGTCTGATCGTCGCCAGATCAGGCGACAAGCTTTCGATGATTGCTTGCTCTGTCATCACGCCACCCGCTGGACGAACACGCCGTCTGACCCGTCAATGGTGTAACGGAATGATTGAAAGCGCGCTTGCACGCCTTGGCGCTTCGCCCATTGATTGCCGGTCTGGCCTAGCTGGTTCCCGCGCATGGGCTTTTTGTCCTTTTCGTCGGGCACAAAAAAGCCTTTGCCCACGTCCACGTCCTGCCAAGGGTAAAGCTGCAAGCCAGCCCGTTGTGTCTTTGGCTTTTCAACCGCGTCCATGATTTTGAATTTTGTCATTGGTTTAGTCTCCCATTCTGTTGTGTATGATTTCGATTACCGTGTCGTAATCGAGTGAATCGACAGCTTCGTCGCCCTGCGTCCAGACTGTGCTGGATTTTGCGTGTCCGTGCCGAATTGATGACCCGTCGCCGTTCTTGTCGCAAAGCGCGAGCGCGTCGGATAAATCCTTACAAGCGGCCAAATAATCGCCGTTTGAATAAACTTTCCATTTCGGAGCTGATGCCATGATTTTTCCTTTCACCAGTATTTCGGGTCACCACCTGTCAGGACTACGCAGACCACATAAAGGGCGGCTATCAGCGCCCAAAACAGGACACCCGCAACGATATGTTCCAGCCATTCACGCATAGCCGCCCTCATGTCTGGCCACCTTGTCGGGGAACATCTCCCCGCCTTGCGCCTCGATTTCCATTTCGTAATGGTTCCGCATTGAACGGGCGACAATTTCGCGGCATGGCTTTGGAAAACAGCCGCGCACGGTTCCGCCGTGAAGCTGGCAATATTTGCGTGCAGCTTCATCGATCAGATAGAGCCACAACCGCACCGCCTTTTCGCTGTCATAGTCGCCTTTGGCCATGCGGCGTTGCATGTTCTTAACAATCGGGACAATGCGCTGGCGGTACAGGTCGCGGTCATTTTCGGTGAATAGTTCCAGTTCCCGCGCTTCATGTTCGTATGTCATGACGCGGCCCTTTCCTTGCCACATAGGGCGGCAATATCGTCTAGGTGTTCACGGGTTTCGGTGATCTTCTCCATTGTGCGGTCAATGAACCGCTGGCGGCATTGCTGGCGAACGTCGGCAACAATCGTTTGCGCGGTATCAATGAAGAATTGGCCATGATCGTCGCGCAGTTTTTTGTTAGCGGCGTCGGTTAGGCATTGCCCGTTAAGCTTGCGGAAATTTGGGTCGCCTAATTCCACATAACGCCTTGCTGTGACATACAGGTGCGTCCGTGTCCCCGTTGGGTGCATAGCGTGGAAATTGACCACAAAGCGCAGTTGTTCATAGCGCACGCCGTTTAGCATTATCCATTCGTCATAATTGGCGAATTGCACGGCGTCGTTAGCGGCGTCGACCTTTTCTAATTCACTGGCAAACTTGCGCTTGGCGCGGCCATAATCCAAATCTTGCCCCGTGATGTAGTTGGGCGAATGGCCATCAAAGCTGGCGGTGAATGTGACGGGCTGGCCGTCGATGTTTGTTTCGATGTTCATGTCGTCGCCTCCAATGCACGGTTGAGAACGTCGGCATTGAGGAAAGCGCCGTGGCGGACGTTGTAACGGCCAATGCCCCAGTCGAGCTTCACAAGCTTTTCCTGCAAATAAAGGCGCAGGATGGCGTCCGCCTGATCGGCGGTAAAACCATCATTTGCCAGCATGTCACGCCATTGAATGACGGCGTTGTCGGCGCGTTGCGCCATGTCTTTGAACGATTGAATAGCCATGTCTGTTTCCTTTCCGATATCAGCTATACGTATATATAAGCATCAACCAGAAGTTAAAGCAAGCACAAAACGCATTAAAACTTATTGCCAAACGCGCCGGAATAGGCATTTAATGCATTACGAATGGACAACCGCGCCCCGAATGGGGCTTTTTTTGTGGGTCAAACACGATGCCAAGGCGCAAATTTAATGACGCAACATGGCGGGAATTCCTCAAACGGATAGGTGAGGGACATTCTGCCAATCAGATTTGCAAGCAATCTGACATGCCGTCATGGCGTCTTGTGTCGGACAAGCTGAATAGTGATGCAGATTTTGCGACACGGTATGCCGTGGCGATGGAAAACCGTGGGCAAGTCTATGCAGACAAGATTGCCGATATCATCGACAAGGTTATTGATGGTGAGATTGACCCGAACGCGGGACGGGTTGCGATTGATGGTCTGAAATGGACAAGCGCAAAGCTGGCACCAAAAAAATATGGCGACATTCACCGGCATGAGGTGAAACATACAGGGACGGATTACGTTGCTGCATTGAAGGCGATAGCAGAAGAAAAGCACAGCGCCGACGGTAACGAATTACGCGCGCGAGACTCCGACAACAACGCAACAAAAACGGGCACGGCATCGGTGCATTGATCGGCAGTCTGTCATCGGCGCCAGCGGCTAACTTGCTGATTTCGTTGCAATCAAATCCCGTCGGCTAGGCCATCGTCGGCAGAAAACCGGCAGATCGGCGCCGACACCCCCCCGGCAAAAAACAGCGGGGGCAGATATTATTTATATATACCCCTCTTTCCACCCCACAGGTTTGCTTTGGACGACATTCAGAAGATTCTGCGTGAA